AATTTAGGATGAGTTACGTCAATAATTTCTTTAGGAGAAATTTTTGATTTGTCTAGCATATAAAGATTTTTTCCATAATTCGATATTCTTTCTGGATCCCCAGCCGCATACATTGAATAACCCGCACCCGTATCGACACCAGTGTTAGTTCTCCTAAAATAATTATTTTTTAACGAAAAAGAATCCTCTGCCCCACCCATAGCCTTTGCGTTACGCGCAACATTCAACGCGGCTGCAACAGCCTGATTCTGCGGATGACCAGCACGAACCATTTCAGAGATGTTGTGGCTGACTGAGGCTTTAGGATTCAATGGCATGGCGACCTCAAGAATAACTGACTGCTATGATCTGCCCCGAACCAGGAGCAACAACAAGACCATTGCCAAACGGCATTTGAATAACATAAATGCCAACTGTATTTGGAATGATGTATATACGATTTCCCGTCAAAGACGAAACAGCATTTGTATCATAAACTGTTCCAGTTGCTGACCCAGCCACAATGACAGAAATCGTTGCAAGCCACCCACCCGTAGTTTTAACTTGTGTAGTGGTTGAAATTTCCCGTGTTTGAATTGAACCCGCTAAGCGATTCTTGGCATTGATAATGCCGTTGACCGCCTGAACGGAGTTCTTTTGCGCTGTGAGTAGGTCGTCAGTACTTGCCATTAGAAGCGGCCATCCAGTTGATACCGATAGCGCACTGCACCAATTCGGTAGAAAATGTTTGAGGCGGCGTTTGTGCCGTCTGGTGAGGTTGATACTGAAAAAGATAACAATCTGTTACGAATGCGTACACTGAGATATTCAGTGGATTGCGTGATTGTGTATGGTCCATAAGGGATCGGCGTATCGCCCGGGTAATTTGTCCCGTAAAACGTAATGTACAATGTAGCGGGCGTAAGATTTCCGTCTGCAATGTTCCACTTGAAGTCCGGCCATATCTGATCAATAAAAATCAAATTATCCGCTTCATTGAGTTGCATATAACCCGTTTGAAACGAGGAAATCATTGGCGAAGTGCCAGCATCATAACCAATCTCATGCTGATAAATCGTGCCATTAGCCGATACACCGATTGGTGGCCCAAGAACGGACTGATCAATCCAAGCCAAGCGATCGAGAATGCCATAATCCCATTGCTGGGTAAATATGTTGTATTTAACGTATGAATCGTTTTCAGTAACGTTTACTGTTCCGGTTCCTGTTCCTGCAGCGGTTGCAGTGAATGTTGTGCCGACATTGTTATTGGCCGCACCAATTAAAGTGAAGTTTGTCGTGCCAACTGCTGAAATAGTATACGATACGCCAACTGTTAGGCCAGTGACAGGATAATTCGTCAATGACGGATAAAACCATGAAACTTCGCCGAATGTGCTATTGCAAGCGCATCGAATGTTTTCATAAAGATTCGTGTTAATATTTTGGAATATTATGTCCCAAATCGGGCACATAACTGGCGTTGGACCACTGCCTGTCAAACTCATAAATTTGTTGGGCGACATCCAGTAGACCACGCCCTCCATAACGCCAACGCATTTTTTGGAGATTGCGCCAACGCCATCAGCTATTTTGTTGAAGCCGTAGACGTTCGGTGGGCCAACATATTGCATTGCCCAGATTGCTAGGTCAGTCCAGATCAATGCCTGCTGTGGACCCTGCAAAGCCGCCACAATACGGCTGCCCTCTGGAATGCGGTAAGAGCCAGCCTGATTGTTTGAAGCTGCAATCCACGTAGTAAAGTCGCCAGCGTCACTCCATGCGACCAATAGAGGGTCTTGAATGCCTGTGGCTGTTGATCCATAAGCCACTAGCTGACGGGCAGGCATTGCCACAAATACGCCGTGATTTACTTGCGGTGCGGTGTTTGTTAGATAAGCCGTTTGCGTGTTTAATGAGGGAGACCAATAGTAAATCGCACCATCCAATGGGTTGATAATTAGCGTCTCGCCAAAATTAACAATAGACCAATCATTTGTTGTAATGGTTGCCGCAGTTGGGAATGTAAGAATCGCGCCAATTCCGTAGCCGTTCTGCCCATAGCCGCCCGTGCCGTATCCGCCAGGTGTTGATGCTGAAGGTATATTAAACGTATATTGAAATGCAATATTACCCGTATTCATTGGAACAGTAGTGGGCGACGAAACTGTTGAAGCCGTTGATGCAATAATGGTGTAAGTACCATTTGTTTGCCAGTTTGAAACAATGTAACTGCCGCTTATGGTTATGCCGCCGGATGTTGTTGGTGTTAAAAACGTAGCCGTATAGCCATTTTGATATGGATTATTTGGCTCTGTGACAGTCACATTGGATGAATTTGGCGTAAGCAAAAATGTTGGCAAAACAGGTATTGCTGTGCCAGAAGGATATGTGCTCGCTGTTGCAGCGCTTGCAGCGGAAATCGTATATGTATTGAAATAACTTGACAGAGACGGGCTAATTCCACCCAATCCGGTGATGTAATATAGACCACTCAATAAAATACCGCTAACACTGACAGGCGTTCTAAAATTAACGCTGTATCCTATTTGAAAGGCATTTGGCTGATATTGTGTGCCGGAACCTGTACCAAATGATAAAACCGCACCATTCAGTGTAGACGAAAGTTGGTATGTGTTAGTCGTCGGGCTAACTATGTAGTAAGTTGTGCCAGCCGTTACGCCAGAGGGCAACGAAGCGCCATAGAACGTCACCTGTGCGCCAAGTGAAGGGACAATGCCTGTGCCGCCACCCGCCGTTGTGCCAACTGTTACAATGTTTGACGCAAATGTTACTGTTTGAACGCCAGTGCCAACGTCCGTTATTGTGACTGTTGATGAGCCGGATGACGTAATAACAGATTGGATATAAACCGTATTTGTGCCGCTTGGAGTTCCGCTTAATGTGATTGCCGAGCCTGTAGGAGTGGCGGCTATTTGGAAAGTCGTTGCTGTGGCATTGGTGACATAATAAATTGTGCCAGCCGTAATACCCGTAGGTAATGATCCAGTGGTCGTAAAATAAACGGGTGCAAAATTTGGCGGCGAAAGTGCAACTGTAATTGTGCTCGATGCAAATGTTGCAGTTTGGCCTGTCAAAGGTGAATAGCCGGAAACAACTTGCGGAGTGATGTTTGTTGCATTGTTTGGCGACGTGGCGGGCATATAGTAAACGCCAGCATCATCGCCAACCGCCAAGCGCTGCACAGATGCCAAATCTTCCCACGCATGAAGTTCCGTTGCCAATGGAAATTGGATAGTTGACCATGATTGCCAGCCGCCCATCTTCTGAATCAACCCCATACCATTGCGGTCAGGGACAAAACGAACAAGCTGAGACGCTGAAAATGCAGCCTCATTCAATGCAGGTGTTTTGTTGGTATCAATCCCTGGTATCAGCTTCATCGTTGCGTGGGGCATAGGTTATCCCCTCGATGGTGAGGCAATGGGCGAAGGTGACATAGAAGTCCAGCCGGAGCCTTGGAACTTCTTGCGATATTCCTCTATTGTTGCACCCTTCAACAGCGCTTGATACTGGCTTTCATAGCTTTGTGCCATTGCTGGATCATCAGACTGCCGCCCAAAGTTGCGTTGGAAAGCCGAAACATAAATCATTGATGCCATAATGAATAAGTCAGGCAAATATGTGCTGATGAAGGTGGTAGTATTTGTCGATGAAATTGGCTGCATATGCAACGTTCCGTTGATGGTCAGCGTATATGCAAGATCGGGTATTGGACCAACACGGATTGAAATTGTCGGAAGCCCATTAACGGATGCCCCGCCGCCTTGAGTGGCAACCACATTGCTTGTGTACATGGCAAAATATTGCGGTGCAGCCGATGTGGAGCCTATAGGATACACATACTGCAAATATTCTTTTGTTGTGGGCAACAATGGCGTGTGTGGCGTTGTGCTAGACAAGGACACTGATTGAATGGTGATGAAGTCAGTATCCTGCAAATTAACTGTGTCGGTGCCAGCGGTGAGCGTGTAAGCGCTATTTGTTGTCTGTCCAGCAAAAAGGTCGAGATCGCGCTGAATCCTAAGTTCAGCGTAATCAATCATTGACGGAATAATAGCTGTGAAATTAGGGTCAGTTACAGGAATAACTGCCATTGTTGCAATTTGATTGATGTATGAGGTGTAAGTTAAACTCATTTAATCACCTCAAGAGGCCATTTTTATGGCGTTTTTCCGAACAAATTCAACTCGATTTGTCCATCCGGTGCCGTAATATTGCCACGTTGACAGACGCCGCAGAAAGGCAAGTCGATTATCGCTGATTTTGTTAATTAAATCAATCGGATTCATAGCATTGATTGCAGCCATTGAAATAGCGCCTAATATTCCGTCTGAGGCAACATCAACGCAATCTTGCACAGCCATACAAGCCTTATG